GAGACAACCACATGGGTTGAGTATTGGCTTGATGGTGAGATGGTGCATCGTTCGGTTCACATGGCTCTCAAGAGCAGTGTCTTTGCTGATGGAATCAGTCAACAAATTTAAGGAATAAGACCGTGGCAAATACTCAAGCGATGTGCACAAGTTTCAAGGGTGAGCTGCTGGTCGGCCATCACAATTTCGGCACTGGTGTCGTGCGTGCATCAACTGCTGCTGACACATTCAAGGCTGCTTTGTACCTGGCCTCTGCCACCGTCAATGCCTCTACCACAGCCTACAGCTCCACAGGAGAGGTGACAGGCACAGGCTACACAGCAGGTGGTGTGACAGTGACATTTGGCACTGCACCAAGCACCAGCGGAACAACAGCGTTTGTGACTCCCAGTGCCAGCATCAGCTACTCATCTGTGACATTGTCCACAGCCTTTGATGCGGTCCTGATCTATAACTCGACCCAATCAAACAAGGCAGTCAGCGTCCACACATTTGGCAGTCAGACCGTGACTGCTGGGACATTCACGCTGACCATGCCGACCAATGATGCAAGCACTGGCCTGATCAGGCTGGCTTAACGCAGGGGCAGCGGCATGGCTGCATACGGCACAGGCTATTACGGCAGGGGTGTTTACGGCATTGGCAATGTCGTTATCAGTGGGAACTCGTCCACTTCTGCCGTTGGCAATTTATTAGAGAACATCTCTGTTCAAGAGGATGGAAACATTGCCACCGGCAATGTTGGAACAGTCGGGCTGACTGTCTCGATTGCCATCTCTGGCAATGCGTCCACCTGTGCTGTTGGATCGGTACTGGCAACATCAACCAAAGCCGTCACAGGTAATGCGTCAACCCTGGCGGTTGGCAGCGTCACACAATCAAGAGCACTTGACTTAGTCGGCAATTCTGCAACAGCAGATGTTGGCTTTGTTGGCGTTTCAAGCACCAAAGCCGTCACAGGCAATGCCACGACTGGTGATGTTGGGACGGTTGGCGCAGAGGTTATTTCGTTCCAGGACATCACAGGAGTCGCTGGCACAGGATCTGTCGGCACTGCCAGCAATGTCATATCTATTGGGATAATTGGCGTTGAGTCAATTTGTGCTGTTGGGACGATGATTGGATTTGGCTGGGGAGCCATTCCAGACACCAGCGAGACATGGACCGCGCAGTCGGACAATTCTGAGAGCTGGACACCAGTTGCTGATTCATCTGAGAGCTGGACCCCAGTTTCAGACTCATCAGAAACTTGGACTGATTTAGCAGACAATTCAATCACTTGGCAAGAGGCCGCATAGGAGTTTTCAGCATGGCAGATACCACCACCACAAACCTATTATTGACAAAGCCAGAAGTTGGCGCGTCAACAGATACCTGGGGAACCAAGGTCAATACAGATCTTGACAGCATTGATGCTGTCTTTGCGGCTGCTGGCACAGGAACATCGGTTGGCTTGAATGTCGGCTCTGGTAAGACATTGGCTGTGGCTGGTACGCTGACAGTTACTGGCACTGCAACAACCATCCAAGGCTTGACCGTAGGCCGTGGTGCAGGTGCTGTATCTACCAATACTGCGGTGGGTGCTAGTGCTTTGGCAACAAACAGTAGTGGTGCAAACAATACTGCGGTCGGTAGTCAGGCTTTACAACTCAACACTAGCGGGGCAAGAAATTCATCTTTTGGCGTTGCCGCACTTTATTCAAATACAACTGGCGCTTATAACTCAGCGGTAGGTATGTATTCATTATTTTCAAACACGACAGGCGTATTTAATTCTGCATTTGGATATGAGTCACTCCAAGCCAACACCACAGCCTCTAACAATACCGCTGTGGGTTATCAGACGCTGTATTCAAACGTAACTGGAGCACAAGTAACTGCTGTAGGTTATCAGGCTGGTTACGCCTCTACTAGCGGTTTTTTGGTTGCTGTTGGTAATAACGCCGCCAGAAACACAACAACTGGAACTTCGGGCGTTGCGGTTGGCAATAGCGCTCTTTCAACAAACACAACTGGTTCTCAAAACACCGCAATTGGCGAGGCCGCTTTAGCCTCCAACACCACCGCCTCTAACAACACTGCTGTTGGTTATGGCGCAGGTAACAACGTAACCACTGGAAGCAACAATACTTATGTAGGATATAACGCCACAGGAAGTGTCGTAGCTCCAACAGGTGAAATTGTCATCGGGTATGGCGTATCAGGTATTGGTGGCAACTACAAAATTACCTTTGGCTCTAACGGCGTTGGTAAGATTTACGCAGACTATTCAACAAGCGCAACTTGGACATTCTCTTCTGACGTAAATAAAAAGCAAAACATCCAAGACGATACGCTTGGCCTGAGTTTCATCAATCGGCTGCGAACTGTTACATATCAGTGGAAACCTAATAATGAATTGCCAACAACATTTTCTGACTACAGTGAAGAGAACGTAAAAGATACAACAACTGTAATGCACGGCTTAGTTGCTCAAGAAGTAAAAGCCGCTTTGGATGCAGAAGGCGTTACAACATTTGAGGGATGGGGCGAAGCCGCTGATGGCTCTCAAGTTGTTTCAAGAGAAATGTTTGTTATCCCACTTATCAAAGCAATCCAAGAACTCAAAGCAGAATTTGACGCATACAAAGCAACCCACCCATAAGGAACTGCCATGATTGAATTAACACCTGAACAACAAATCGCGCAGCACTACTCGGCTTGCATGGACAGCGTGAACCTGATTAACGCAGGACAACCAGAAGGCATGGACGATGCTGAATGGGCTGACTGCTTGGCTCGTAACAAAGAGCATTTGCGTATCATGATTACCAAGGATTTCTGGACAACAGAAGATTTGACTCCATTGCAGGATGCGAGTGAATAATGAATGACATCGAAAAAGAATTCGCGGTCCACCAGGCTGTCTGCGATCAGCGATACAAGTCAATTGAAGAAAAACTGGAGAGTGGCAAGAAACGCATGGAGGGCATTCAGACTCAGCTCTATATCGTCATTGCCGCCATCTTGTTTGGCCCTGGCGTTGCCGCTGACATTGTGAAGAAGCTGTTAGGACTGTAACGATGTGGATCCCATATCCATCCTATTCGCAGCCAACGCCTGTGTGGCCGCAATCAAGGAGGGGTGTAAGCTGTATCGCTCTGCAAAAGAATCTTTTGTTGAGATTAAGCAGACTTATGACGAAGTGGCTGGAATCGTTCAGGAAGCTCAGGGGTTCTTTGGACCAATTGCAGCGTTCTTTGGAAAACTTTTTCAAGGCCAAAGCAATGCTGGATCAGTACCTCAAGGAAAGCCAGCAGCCAAAGCCAAGCCTGTGGCAAAAAAGAAAGCCTATGTTGACGAAACCAAAGTCATGGCAGATGTGGTCAAGCAGCTCACCGAGTTCTTTCGGCTCCAAGAGAAGCTGGCAGCGCACATAAGGGAAGAGGAAGAGAAGTCAAAGAACGTCTACGACCCTGATGCCAACCTGATGGAGTCAGCACTCAACCGGGTGATGGCGATGGATCAGATGGCGGCATTGGAGATAACGATCAGAGAGACCATGGTGTACCAATCACCGCCTGAGATGGGCGCGTTGTACAGCAAGGTATTCGACATGCGGGATGTCATCAAAGAGGAGCAGGAAAACGCCAGGCTAAAAGAAGAGGCTAAGGAGAGGGTGAAGCAATGGCAACGGCAGGAGGAAAAAAGAGACTTCCAGCAAAAGTCAGCATACCTAGTCGCAACCCTAATCCTTATCTTGTATCTATGGATGTGGTTCCTGTTCGTAGGCAGACTGGGGAAGACATAATGGGATGGATCGCAGCGTGTGTGTTGATTGCCGTCCTATTACCTTTGATGGGGATGCTCTATTTGGATGTGCTGGAAACGAAGCACGAAGCAAATCAGCAATTGGAAAAAGTGGAAAAGTTGCGCAGACAGATTGAACAGGAGAAACGCAAGAATGACAAAACATGACATCTCTTTGCTGATGCTGACCATATGCGTCGGCATCTTGTGCGCGTTGCTGGCTGGCTGTGAAGATCGGTTTCGCTATGCCTGCCAAGATCCAAAGAATTGGGAAACTGCCGAGTGCAAGCCTCCCATCTGTACCGCCACAGGTACATGCCCTGACCAGTTAACCAAACCCGAACAGGAGAAAAAGTAATGCCTACAGTTGGATATAAACCAAGCGACCGTTTGACGGCAGAAGAGATCGAGGTCCGAGTCTGGGCTTTCGTTATCGTGATCCTGGTGACCATTCTGCTGGGTGCGGTCGGCATGTTTCTCTACGCATTAACGTGGGTCACACAACCGATGTCGGGCATGGCCCCGATCGACAAGGTATACAGTCAGCAGATCTCCACCATCATGGTGTTCATCACTGGCGTGCTGGGTGGTGTGGCTGGACGATCTGGCATCAAGGCCGTGGCGAATGCCACCGCCAAGGCCGAGGCTAACGACAACGAGCCACCCGCGCCATGAAGGATCTGCTCTCTGGCCTGATTGCTTTGGTGTTGGTGTTTGGCGGTGGGTATTGGACCGGCAAGCACTATGAGGCCAAGGCACAGCAGGCCGAGGTGGACAAGCTCAACACGCAAGCCAGGGCCAAGGAGCAGGCCTTGGTGGCCGCTGTATCAACCACATCAAACGCACTGAGGGTATCGAATGAGAAAGCCAAAAATGCCGCCAAAGAGCGTGATGCTGCTATTGATGGTGGCACTTTCAAGCTGCGGGTTCCTGTCAAAACGACCTGCTCCGTACCAGCCGCCACAGATCCCGCCATTACCGCAGGAAGTGGTGGAGGAGAAACACGAACCGAGCTTGACCCAGCGTTTGGAAAAGCTCTTTTCGCAATAGCAGAGGAAGGCGACCGCGCCATTACCAAGCTGAATGCTTGCATCTCACTTTATAACCAAGCGATTGAATCGCAGAAAGGTATCAAATGAATCTATCAGCAAATTTTTCCCTGCACGAGATGTGTAAGTCAGAAACGGCCCTGCGCATGGGATATGACAACACGCCAGATGACGAGGCGACAGAGAATCTGCGCCTGCTGTGCGAGAAGGTGTTGCAGCCTATTCGTGACCATTACGGCAAGGGCGTGAAGGTGAATTCTGCATACCGCAGCCCTGAGTCCAATGCGGCTGTCGGTGGGTCGAAGACATCAGACCATTGCAAAGGCATGGCGGCTGACATCGAGATCCCTGGCGTTGCCAATGCCGATCTCGCCCAGTGGATCATGGACAACCTGGAATATACCCAGCTCATCCTTGAGTTCTACACACCAGGCATCCCAGATTCCGGCTGGGTGCATGTCAGCTATGACCCAAATCTGCTTAAAAAGCAAGAATTGACAGCCACCAAGGTTGCGGGAAAGACCACCTATTTGCCTGGTTTAGTCGCATAATTTGACTCATGGCTACCAATCTGACTCAGCAGCTCGACACGCCAGCACCACCCAATTTGGGCACGCCTGGCGTGCTTTATGACGAGCGTTATTTCAGCCAAACCAATGGTGGCCTCAATGTCTATTTCACCAAGCTGCGCAACCTGTTTGGCGCGTTGCTTGGCCCAAGGGGCGGTAAGTGGATAAACAACCCTTATGGCGCGTTCCAAGACTCTACAGACCAGACAGCGGCTAACACCACCACGGCCTATGCCGTCACGTTTAACACCACTGATTTCACTAATGGCGTCACCTTGTCTAATTCGTCAAGACTTAATGTGGCGCAGGCTGGGATCTACAATTTTCAATTCAGCATCCAGTTCAAGAACACCACCAATGACGGCCAAGATGTGGATGTCTGGCTTCGCAAGAAC